TTAAAAATTGATGTATTTTGCAAATTTATCAGCCACTTGATCACGTTGTTTTTCAGTTACGTGAGCGTAAATATCCATAGTTGTTTTAATGTCTCCGTGACCTAATCTATCTTGTACTTCTTGAATAGATAGACCAGCCTCAAACAATAGAGAACAATGAGTGTGTCTAAAACCATGAACTTTAATTCTCTTAAAATTATTCTTCTCACAAATTAAGTCTAATGCTTTATTGCAATGCTCTGGGTATAGTGGTTTATTATCACGTACAGTAGTGAAAACATATTGATGTTTGTCAGAGGTATTGTGACCATATTTAAGTGATTCCACTCTTTGGTGAGTGCGCCATGATTTCAATACACTTGCAGTTTTGTCATCAATACTTATTGTTCTATGAGATGATTTAGTTTTAGGCTCTTGTATTACCAGTTTATAATTTGCACCTCTTGCGCAAGTTTTATTAATAGATATGGTTTGTTTAGTAAAATCAATATCGTTCCATGTTAAAGCCATTAATTCTCCACGTCTAAAGCCAGTAAAAGCTAATGTTCGAAAAATAGCATAATATAATGGGTCATCTTCAACAAAAGTTAAAAACTGTTTCAATTCATCACTTGAATAATACTTCATAGACGCGTCTTGTTGCGTTTCTTTTTTTCTAGGTGCTTTTGTATGTGTAAATGGATTATCAGCGATTATCTTAAGGTTTACGGCATATTTAAACACATTAGATGTGTATATTCGTATAGCTTTAATATCAGAGTACTTTTTGTTCCATTTATTAATAACTTTTTGGCAGTATGGCACGGTTATTTTCTTAATAGGTATATCATTAAAATATTCTAATATAGCTGTATCAAATAAAGTTAAAACACGTTGATATGTGCTTTCTCTCACAGTATTTTGATACTGTTCAAGCCATAACTCATATACTTCTTTAAACGTCGTTATATCGTTATTTAGAAAGCCATTTTGGCTTACCTCTGTTTGAAGTTTTGCCTCTGCAATTTTAGCTTCTCTTTCAGTTTTAAATCCCCGTCTAGTGGTTCTCTTTTGCTTACCCGTTATTGGATCAGTCCCTAAATATGCAACAAACATATAGGCAGTAGAACCGTCTTTCTTCTTGTATTTCTTAATCATATAAATCAATCCTTTCTATTGCCTGCAACGCGTGAGATTGGATTGACACGCCGTTAAGGAATGGCTACCTTGTGGCGTGATGATTAAATTTTAAGGAGTATTCTTTTTACTTATATTGATAATTTTATCCGAGTGACTGATATCTATATCATATTCTTCTGGGAATTCTATTTTAAAGTCATTCAAAGTATTTTTATCTTCTTTATAAGTCATTTGTCCAATGATACTAAAAGATGTTGCATTATCATCAATAGCATGTATTAAATCGATATGTTGTTCGTCAAAAAACAAATCGTAGTCAGTGTAATTGTGAACCTTCCAACCTTTTCTAATGGCATAGGAAGTATAACTTTTATCTTTATCTTTTGAAAGTAAGTCGTGAATTGAGTGCAAATAAATTCTGTCATCATTACCAACAGATATATTCTCATTTTCAATAAGTTTATCTGATGGATTCTCATGTATTACCCTTGAAATTAAATCATTATCATCTTTATCAATCTCATTGATAAACTGTTTTTTATACTTGGAAGCCAGATAGTTTGATATCACTTGTGATAGGAATTTTTTATCATCTTTATCAAGGTTAATAAATACTTTTGGTCTTAAATTGAAAAAATCAAAAGAAGAGATGGCTCTTATGTTTTCTATACTCCATTTATCAATATTATTGTAATTAAAATCATTAGAATCAACAAAGCCGAATGTAAGGTTATTATCGTTTTCTTCTAACAACCAATTAAGATTATAAAAAGGCTTAGTTAATTTGTATCTTTCATCTATAAAACCTCTATTTTTAAGTTGTTTCTCGACCTCTGGATAAAACTTAATTTCAACATCTCCCAAAATACAAAAATAAATATATTTTTCGGCAATAAAATCCTTGTAAAAAGCATATTCCTCGTAATTATGGAATAAAGCTTTTGAGTAATCATAAAGAAAGTCACTCGAGGGTTGGGTTTTATTGTTTTCAACCATAGATACATAAGGGCTGCTCTTTTTCGTTATTTCGGCAATTGTTTTTAAAGAAATATTGTTATTTAATCTTTCGGATTTTAATACTTCACCTATATTTTTCAATTAAAAACCTCCTTTAAGTTAATCTGTGCTTAAATTATAGCATATAAAACACCTTTAATTAAATAATAGTTGACTTTTTGATTAACTTAACCTAAAATCGATTATGTACTTAACTTAGTCGTTTTTTTATTAGTGTTAAGTCTATTTTGTTAAGTTTTTACTTGATTAATAATTAAGGAGGTGCTTTATGTATTCGAAAAAGGGTGTTTTGAAAAACAAAATTGCTATGAAAGGGTGGACTAATATTGAATTTGCTAAAAAAGTTGGCATTTCTAAAAATTATTTGAGTTCAATTGTAAATTCAAAAACTTCTCTTTCACCTAAAAGGGCAAAGATTATTTCGGATATGCTTGATTGTCCAATCGATGAATTATTTGAAATGAGAGTAATGGAGAAATAGGAGGTTAAGGTATGACTCAGCAACCATTTCTAAGTGATCAAGCTAGTCAACATTTGGTTGATAGCATAGTTAATATCGCTGAAAAATTAGCTTTAGAAAAAGTTAAGCAATCACGTAAGCGATATCTCATTCAGAAAGAAGTCATGGAGGAATACAACGTGACTCATAAAGTCATAACTGAATGGGAAATGAAAGGCTTACGTAAAGTTAAAATCGGTAAAACGATTCGCTATGACCGACATGACATTGAAAATGTAATTGAACAAATGAAGAATTGAAACGCCTGCAACGCGTGAGAAATCAAACCTATTATGGAGGTCAATATGAAAAATATTTTAATCATGGTTTTACTCGCTTACTTTCTACTAAGCACATTGGATTTTCATTTAGCAATAGCAGCATATTTTTATTGTGTACTAATGTTGCTAGGAATTGAAGGACTAAAAAATATGGAGGTATTTAAGTATGGAAAATAATTTATTTAAAGAAATTTATGAAATTTTAGAATCAGCTGTTAATGATCCTCGTTCAGAATTTGAACACAAAATTTCGCAAGACGGTAAAGAATGGACTGAAATTTACAATAGAGAACAGCATTTACAATTTGTTTGTGATGTAGTTATGGAAATGATTGAAAACAATATTGACTTTGAAGGGGAGAAAGAGTAATGAAACTATTTAAAAAGAAATATGATCATAAAAAAGTTAATCGTGTGAAGGATGCAATTCTATATACAGCAAATGCTATTGAAGCTGACACTTATGGAAAAGCAATTGAATTGTTAAAAGATAACAATAAGCACAAAGCCATTGAAATTATGTATGAAAGATTAATTGAAGCACAAAAACAAGAGTATGAATTGAAATTACAATCAAATAAAGCGTCATCAGCGAAGTTTGGCGACAGAACTGATAACGCATAGCAAGAAAATAAACAACAGAGTAATCTAGAAATTACACATTTTTATTATAACATCTTTGCTCTGTTGTTTCATTAGAGGTGTTGAAATTGAACAAAATTGAATTAGAACACGATACAACAGTTAGCGTTGTTTGGTATGAAAGTCTTGATGCACGCTCATTTAAGCAATTTTCACAGCCAAAGTGGAGTGAGCTTATGAATAGGCTATCCATACCACAATATAACTCAAATAAGTATGCGCGAGGTTTAGCGGTATACGGTGATGTTGCTGATAGTGATGATGTAAAGAAACTTCGTAAAGATGACAATGTGATTTATCGTGATGTCATTGCTTTAGATTATGATGACATAACTGATATTAAAGAGATTTACGAGGCTATTAAAGAGCGTTTAAGCGACATCAGTTATTTTTGGCATACTACATTCAGTCATAGTAAAGACAATCACAGAATCCGTCTATACGTGCCTGTGAGTGAACGTTTAAAACCATTTTATTACCGTAGTTATTCAAGGGTGTTAGCTGAACGCATTGGATTTAAAGTAGATGAAGGGAGTTATCAGCCAAGTCGAGCTATGGCGTTGCCTGTCGTACAGAGTAAAAGCCACACATTCTTGTATAGGTACAATGACGCTCCAATTTTGGATTGTCCTACTTTAGAACAATGGTCAAAAGAATGTGCGGCTAGAGAGTTACAAACTGCAGACGTGCCTAATCCTAAAAAGCTTAAAAGACGTGATAACGATTTTTGGAAGTCGATTGCGTTTGGGGTTTCAACAGGTAACAGAAATCAAACATTAACTTCTTTGATTGGTGTGTTGCTGAATAGACGTGTGCCAGATCCATTAGTATATGCATATTGTTATATGTGGAATGAAAATTGCAAGCCTCCATTAAGTTCAAGAGAATTTAATGCCACATTTGAATCTATATACAAACGAGAACATCGATAAGGAGGTTTAGTATGAGATTATTTCCAGATTATTTGGAAGATAAAACAACATTTGATGAAAAAGATTTCTTTGATGGAAATAGATTTAAATTTTATGAGTTCGCATTGTTTCTTTTTGAAGAATATCACGGTTGCTATATCGATAATCGTCCTCATGTATTTACAGGCAAGAAATATGAACCACTCAATATAGATGTAGTACGTAAAATGACAATTAAATATATCCCGTCATTAAGAGAACAACAAAATAAAGAAGTGTATCAAAAGTTAAAAACATTATGTTTAGGTAACTACCGAAGTCAATGTCCAGCACGCTATATAGGCTTGAAAAATGGTATATACGACACTGTGGAAGAAAAGTTGAAACCATTTAGTCCTGATTACTACATTACTAATATTATTGATGTTGATTTCGATAAAGATGCGCACAGTGACTTGATAGAGAAGTTTATTAAAGATATTTCAAACGAAGATGAAGAAGTTGAACAACTCATTTATGAAATGATTGGTTATGGTTTATATCGTGATAATTTTTTACAAGTCGCATTCTTTTATTATAGTCCCGGTGGAAATGGCAAAACTACTTTACTTAAATTATTACATTATTTCTATAATCCCGAAAACACCACTGCATTATCATTCAATGACTTAAACGATAAATTTAAACCTGCAAACTTACAGGGGAAATTAGTTAATATTGCTGATGATATAGATCCAAATCGAATCAAAGACACAGGTAACTTCAAAATTATTGTGACTGGGAATTACATTACTCTTGAGTTTAAAGGACAAGACGCATTCGAGTTTAAACCATATGTAAAACTTATATTTGCCAGCAACGAATTACCCATGAGCAATGACAAGAGTGAGGGCTTTTATAGACGTATGGTTATTATCCCTATGTTGCGAAAGTTTGGTAAAGGCGGGCAAAAGAAAGATCCAATGTTAATAAACAAATTAACTACACCACACAATATGTCCGCATTATTGAATTTAGCATTAAAAGGTTTGAAGAGAACACTTGAAAATAATGAGATTATAGAACCTCAAATTGCTAAAAAAACTAAAGAAGAATATCAACATGATAATAATCCAGTCCTTCAATTTATTGAAGATGCAGAAGATAAAGATTATAGACAATTACCAGTAGTTGAGGGGAGACCTACAAATAAAACATATGAAATTTATAACATATGGGCGCCGAACAACGGTTATATGTTGCTCAACAAATCCAACTTTTCAAAAGAAATGGGGCGACTTGGTTATAAAACAAAAATGAAATGGTCAAAAGAAAAGCAAAAATCAGTACGATTTTATTATAAAGACACTACTAAAATTTATTATGACTTTGATGGCCAAAAACTATAAATTTCATTAATTTGAAAGGTATTCATTTGAAGTGAAAGGTTTACAAAACTTGATATTAAAGAGTTTGTTAGTATTTCCTTTCACTTATCACTTAAAAGTTAAGTTAATAGTAATTTCATGACTATTAATATATATACGATACAAGAATAGTACTGAAATGTGAAAGGTATTATCTATAAATCTTGATATCACGGTAGTTATAGACCTTTCACTATTTGAAATTCCTATCGCATAAAGGAGTAAAGATATGAGGAATATAAAAAACGAATTAATAAAATATATCAAAACAAACGCTGGCACTTCATTTGTAGAAATAGAGAAAATATTCGAAGAAAACAATTTTGATTATAAAGGTAATGGAGCATATACAAGTTCAGAGAGTAGTCATATCGTATATTGGTACGGTTGGAATAGACAAGCATTCAATATAGTAAGTGAATTAGTCAATGATTATCTAATTGAGATGAATAAATGTGAACCGATTATATACATGGTGGATGGTAAAGGTTTAAGTCTACCCATAGTGAATAACAAGAATATAGAAACTGATCATTGGCTACCAGTTGTATTTAATATTTGTGAAAAGGAGATAACGCAATGAACATAGAAATTATCGCAAATCAATTTGAAACACGAGCAGGTACGTTATTAAGGTACTATACAGGTTTATTAGAAAGTAGTAGAGATAACAATTACGCTTTTAAAATTTACAAGGATCCGTTTGATGTAGTTTATATCGTCATGAGAGGTAAATTGTTTGGTCATGTATACATTAAAGACTGCAAAGTAAGACAATCTTTTGAATTAGCGTCTCCTAAGCACACAGAGGGGCTTATAAGAAGTATAGAGGGGCATTATGCAGGATATGAACTACATGACGGTACAACGCTTTCTATAAGCGATATGATGGCTAAAAGTCTATTTGAAGATGAGTATTTCATGTATGGATTAGAAACGTTTGCCGAAAGTAATAATACGGACATGTTTGAGTACATGGAAGGTGGAGTGAATGTTGAAGAATTAGAAGGGGTTCAGTCTAGTAATGCTGATGTGATAGGTAATATTGTAGTGTTGTATCAGTTAGCTACAGGGATTAACGAACCAGCACATGAGCTTGTTGAGGGGCTTAAATTAGTAACGGAATTTGTACAAGATGAAAAGGCTACACAGGACGATTACAAGGCGCTAGAACGTAAATTGAATGATTTAAAGGCATCGTATTATAACTTGAGTAAGTAGTAATCACAGGGCTGCATTTTGTTTGTAGCCCTATATAAATACTAGCTAAATTTATCGAAAACTAAGATATGCTAATGTTCACGATTTGTATAAAGGGTCAAAAGACTTTTGTTCGTGTGTTGTTCGCCGTATTTATAAGGGAACATTCGTTCTTTTTAAGCTACTAAAATTCACTGTAAAAAACTACATGAACACTATTTTTAAAGCAATCATGAAATAATGCTAAACACCTGATATAATGCGAGTTGTAGCGAACATAAGTTTGTTATATGAGTGTAATTTTGGTATAATTAGAGTAAGCAAACAACAGGAAGTGTGGTGAGAGAATGAGCGAATTTGAAGTAAATGAAAAGACGTACAACTTACCGAATGAACACCGCCAAGTACTCAATGTGATAAGAAATACGTCTAATAAATATATTACTAAAACAAAGCTGCTTAATCAATTGGGATATGAAGTGAATAAGGCTAACAATAGATGGTTAACACAAGTCATTACAAGCTTAATCATTAATTATCATTACCCTATCGGATATAGCTATAAAAAAGATGCTAGAGGCTATTACATCATTAAAACACAAGTCGATAAGATAGAAGCTATCAAAAGTATTAAGGGCTTAATTGAGGGCAGTCAGAACCGTTTAAAAGCCCTAGAAGATATTGAAGTGTAACTAAAAAACTAATAGAGAGTAGGTATATTTTGACTATGCAACAAACAGAAGTTTGGAATATTTTCTTTGATGACAACAAATATCAAGACTTATTAAATAAAGCAGATCGCTTATTAAAAGAATCTTCATCGATGTTTTTAAAAGGGTATCGTTTAGACGCCATTGATGAACAACAAAAGCCTAAAATTCAAGAATTAGAAAATGAGTTTAAGGCATATGCACATACGCGTTTAGATGATATCTCGAAACGTATTGATGAAATTGAAAAAGAAGCTACAACGGATAAGGTTCAGAATCCACAAGAAGAATTAATTCGTCGTCAAAACTTGCAAGCACGTTATGACTTTTATAGCAATGGTGAAATTATGAATCATATTAATACCGTTGACGCTCAAAATGTCGATATTTTCGAGTTGAGTCTTTTACAAAAGATAATTTCAGAACGTTTTAATGATACGGAAGAACAACAGGTAGCACATGCATTTGAAGTGTTAAAACAAAACGTTCTGCACCCATATGAAAACAATAGTGAATATGAGAAACTTGCCTATGATTATAGTGTTATTGAACAAGTTGGCATGAAAAATAGTGGTGTCGTGGTCACTAGAAAAGATGGTGATTATATGCCAACTATTAAATCTCTAAATGATCGATATAATGAAGAAATGAATCGAGTTAGAAAGTAAAAAAATGTAGCCTATCCTTGTTGGGTAGGCTCTCTATATAGGGGTGGATAAATGAAACTGAAAATGGCAAGGAAAGTTTTATATTATCGTAATAATGGCAATAAGCTATCTGAGTATCAACTATTAACACAATTCAATCCAGTGTTTATCAATAAGAAGATTCAGATGTGCGAGTTTCAAATCGAGAGCATGTATCATATGAATACGTCTACGACAACGTGTGATGAAATATTCGGAGTTGTATCGGTCTCTTATCCTATTGAAAAATTGGCTATTAAAATTATTGAGGCGAAAGCTGGCTTAGTAAATTATAAAAAACGTTCTATGCATAATATGGAGATATTGAAGTCTGTCCTTAATCAATATACTGAAAAAGAAAAGAAACAAGTTGTAAGATACATGCGTTCTAATGGTCGATATAAGCCTTATAACGTGATTGAACAACTACAGGTCGATTTATACTACCTCAACATTAAACAACGTATAGCGCGTCAAAAACAAAGGGATATGATGATTGAAAATAGCAAGCGTGAGCGTGTGAATGAGTATCATAAGAAACCCATGTTAAAAGTGGTGTAACTATGGATAAGCAGCACATAAAAGACTTCATATTTCGCTATCATAAACAAATTGATAATGATGACACACTAAAGGGTGATGATTTCAATACTGATGATTTCTTTAGCATTGGTCATACCTACAAAAATGATTGGATAGAAACTGATAATGTAGATGATCATATTTTAAAAAATCACTTAGAAATGTTAGTTGACCAAGTGGCTACGGATAAAGAATTCTATATCTTCGATGCCTTATTACATGGACGGAGTTACAAAGATATTAGTCAAGTTTTAGAATGTTCCACAGAATCAGTCAGAAATTGGTTTGGGAAATTATTAGATAAAATAATGGAGGTGATAGAATGAGTGGATTAACGCCTAGACAAGTCCGTTTTGTGAATGAGTATATTAAGACGCTAAACATCACGCAAAGCGCGATAAAGGCAGGATATGCGCCAAATTCAGCACATGTGACGGGAAGTAGATTATTACGTAATGAAAAGGTCGATGAATATATCAAAAGCCAACAGGATAAAATTATGGACGATAGTATTTTAACCGCTAAAGAGTTACTGCATCTTTTAACCAATGCAGCAGTAGGAGACGAGACAGAAACTAAAGAGGTAGTAGTTAAGAGGAGTTCATTTGAACGTAATCCAGACACGCAACGTTTAAATCTTGTCTACAATGAACATGTAGAGCTTGTGGAAGTTCCTATCAAGCCTAGTGATAGATTGAAAGCAAGAGATATGTTAGGGAAGTACCACAGCTTGTTTACAGATAAATTAGATGTGGGTCTTGTAGCACCTACATTTGTAGATAATATACCATTAGAAGATTAATGAGAACCATTACCTTTCATTAGGGGTGGTTTATTATTTACAAAATAAAAAACTAGTAGTATTATGAATATAACGGATCAAGCCATACCACCTATTCATTTAGGAGTATGGCTATTTTTTTAATTTTAGAGGGGAACAAATGAAACCATTTAAAACATACGAGGAACAAATTCAAATATTGAAGAATAGAGGGTTAACCATTTCTGATGAAGATAAGGGTGATTTAGAAAATGAAAATTATTATAATGTGATTAACGGATATAAAGATTTGTTTTTGATGAAAAAGCCAGCATCTGATGAGTTTTTAGAACCTGAAACATATATTACAGGTACATCATTTAAAGAAGTGTTTTCACTTTATAAACTTGATCGCCGATTACGAAATACTATTATTGAATATTTGTTAGTCTTTGAAACACATTTAAAATCAAGAATTGCATATTATTTTAGTGAAAAATATAGTGAGCCACATTCATACTTATACTTCCAGAATTATTCAGATAATGAAGATTCTGAAACAGTATTAAAAACAGTAGCAACACTAAGTAGTATAATGACGAAAACTAATAAGCAACCTATAAAACACTATATTAGCCATCATGATGGTGTTCCATTTTGGGTATTAATGAACTATTTAACGATTGGCAATGTTTCTTATTTATTTCAAATTTTAGACGAAGATATAAAAAATAATATATCTAAAAGTTATTCAGATAAATTCAAAAGAGAGTACGGACATCAAGTTAATATACAAAGTAAAGACATTGAGGGGATAGTGAAACAAGTTAATTTTTTTAGAAATGTTTGTGCGCATGAAGAAAGATTATATGATTTCAAAATAAATAAACAGATTAACTCTAAAAATTTAACACATAATTATAACTCTATATCTAATAAGCACATTAATAACAATAATTTACAATCGAAACTGTTTGATATGTTAGTATTTTTGATTTTCTTTTTGAACAAAAGAGATTATGAAAACATGATAAAACAAGTAGATGAATATATAGATTACTATTTAACAGATATAAGCTCGATTACTAAAGATGACATTTACAACAAGATGGGTTGCTTGTTGAATAACTTTACTGAAATTTTAGATTTAAAGCTTGATACGGCTAGTGATTAAACTATTTAATATATGCATACATTGTGAGGCTTATACAAAATAAGAGGTGATATATGATTAAGTTTATAAAGTTGAATTGGGCTTACTTTTTGGTAGGAGCAATTGGAGGAGTTATTGCTGTTACATTAATTCTTCTATTACAATATTTCTTGAATTGGATTGAAGGATTGAAGATAACTATCTCTATTCTAGCTTTATTCTGTACTTTTCTTGGTGCTTATCTTGGTGCTAAGATTTCGGGAGATAATGCTAGAACACTTGAAATTGAAAAGCAAAACAGAACTATAGATGAAAAAGTGTTAAGCGTTAAAACATTAATTAAAATGCATTTATATTTAGTAATGAATATCCATGAGTTCATATGTCAATATTATTTTATAAATAGAGAAGAGTTTTTAACTAAAACAATAGATAAAAGAAATGAACTATTTCAAATAGACTACACTCCGATTAAAGCAGAAAATGGAGAGTTACAAACGATAGAATTCATTAATAAATATATGGCGACAGTAACTTGTACATTAATGTGGAAGAGAGATTTATACAAAGACATAGATGATGTTAACAATTTGATAAAGGAATTAACTATAGAGTTAATACATTTTAAAGAAAGTGATATAAATACAATCTATCAATTAAAGCAAGCATTGGAATCAATAAAGGGATATATTGTTTATGATGAGAAGCAAAATGGTTATTCAATGCCAAAAGCAGGACAGGACTTTGAAAATATAAAAGGAGTATTAATGTTATTTAATATTACATTAATAGATCTAAGTGAAAACGTTTTAAATATAGATGTTAAAGAATCGATTAGAAAAAGTGATAGATAATATCACAAAAGAGCATATTTTCGAAATATACGGCAAGCTTATGAGTGGAATTATTTATGTTGTTAAAACGAATTTTAATTAGAAATAAAGTACCAAAATATCTTGTGTTTCTTCTATTTTTACATTTCACACCTAATATATTGTTTATATATGATCCCACACGTTGCAGGCAGTGAATACGTAAGTGAATACGTTAATTATGAAGTGATGTTAATTGATGAGAAGTATTAAGCTATAAAAACACTGTAATATCAATGGTTATAAGATAATATAAACTAACGAAAAACACTCATTTCATCGAGTGGGAATAATAGTGAAAAAACAAACAACCCTTTAACCGCAACGGTTAGAGGGTTGTTTTTGTAGTTTGAAGTTAGAAAAATGAGTGAAAAATGGGGGAGTAGTTATTTTATATTGCTTTTTGATTTTTCATTTCCATTTATATATTTATCGTCACATGTTCTACGGCCATCAATATGTAAAGAAAGACTATCTCTTATATCGGCTCCTAGTGAATCTAATACGAAGTCGATTCCTTCAGTTCTCGCTAACTTCGCAGCTGGTACAAAATCACTATCGCCGGCAATTAAAACTATTTTATCTACTAGTTTTTTATAAGCTAAGCTAGCTATATCTAAGCCGATTTTCATATCCACGCCCTTTTGAACTAATGATAAAGCAAAGTCCTTCTCATCTAAATCTTTTATTTCTTTATTACCATTCATTAATTTTTTTGTACTTGTATGTTTGAGGTTGTAATGTACGGTAGCCTCGTTAAGTTCTCCTAGTCTAAGTGCTACTTTACGCTTTTTTGATATTTCATTAAAAAAATCTTCAGTCCATTGTTTTGTTTCACTTTTAGTAAAGTCGATATTTTTTTGTGTTAATGGATGAAATACTTGTTTATCTATAGGTGG